TTCAGATCGAGAGCAAAGACGAGATGCGGCGGCGAGGAATGGCAAGCCCCGACCGTGCAGACGCCGTATGCCTTACGTTTGCGACTGAGGCCGCGACTGTGATCAAGGGCGGGGCGATGGCCAGCAATTGGCAGAAGCCTATCCGCCGAAACCTATCGGTCGTCTGAAAAAGATTACAAGTGTAAACTTACGCAACTCATTTTGATTTGAGATAATTGAGCGTACCTTTTTGCCCATATATGGGAGCGCTCGATGCCGAATACCCAAAACCCTAAGCCCTACCGCAACGGCCCTGGCGGCCATCGCGACGCCGCAGCCGACATCGTGATCATGCTCGGCATCGCTGACAAGAAGAAAAAGAAAGCCAAAAAGAAGAAGTAGATGGGGCTCTTCGATTACTTCTCTGAGCTCGCCCAGCGCGCCGCAGAAAGAGAGTTAGATCGGCAGCGCATTATGGGCGAGCAGACGCGCGCCTTCGCTGATCAATACACCCCCTCTCAAGCCCAGGCGGCGTATCTTGCTGGCTCGATGGCTCCTGCGGCCGCGACGGCTGATGCGGCCGGACAGATGGCGCCGTTCCCGCCGGCAGACCTGCCATTGGAGCAACTCCCGCAATACATGCAAAGCGCGCAACCAATGCCCAGCATGCAGCAGAATTTGCAGCAGGGTAATTATTTAGACGCCGGTTTACAGGGTGTTGGGTTATTAGGGGATGCATTGACCCTTGCAGGTATTGGCGTGCCATTGAAGGCGCTGTCTAAGACAGGCCAAGCCATGCGTCAATCGACAAACCTGCTTGAGCCTAGCGACGTACCTCGCCTGCAGTTCACGGGTGATAGCGCGCCACAGCAGCTCGCTGAGGGTACCAGCCGTCAGTTCAGCACGACAGGCAAGTATCGAGGCGCTCCTGCAGATATTAAGTCGCCTGCGAAGCTGGCAGCTATGCAGCGCAAGCTAAGAGATTACGCCGAGAAGGGCGCTGATTATCGTTTGTGGTACGAGCAAACCAACGACGCTATCAAGCAACAAACTGCCGGCCGTCCAGGCAGACAAGATCAATACGCGGCGACGGCCGCTATCACCAGCCAGGGCACGAGCGTGCCGGCGAACGCGACGATGGCCATGAAGGGCTACAACCAGGCGATAGTCGGTGACGATATTGCAACAGGAAGATTCCCTTCATCGATGGGGCCGGCCATTCAAGACGTGTTTAGCGGAACGTCTGCGCCTCTCGGGCCTAAGCGCGAGCCGTTTTACGAGGCACTCAACCAGGAAGCTGGGCGCGCAAGGCAAACAAACGACATTCGGCAGGCGCGTGCATTCGGCTACAAAAACCCAGACGGCAGCACATTCGATGGCGGGCTAAGTGAGGCTCAGCATCGATTCATGGATGAGGAAACAGCCAAGCTGGTCGAGTTCGCGCGCAAGAACAAATTGGGCGGTCATGACGATTGGAATGCAGACCGAGTGCAGGCCGCTATTTGGATTGCACAAAAGGCAGAGGAAGAGGGCACATCGATCGCTGAAGCGGGGCGCATGTTCCAAGACTTTACGCCGCAAGCAATGATTAGAACCGAGGCGGCCCCCTCGGCTTCTCTGGGCCATCTGGGCGGTCTTCTAGATGAGAACAATGCACAGGCATTAAGAGACTTCAGCGCCCTTCAGGATGAAGCCATGCTCACGCCAGGCGGTCTTGATTTCATGACTGCGCAATCTGGCGCGATGACCTCGCCAGCGTACTCCGGCCCTGGCGCCTATATGGGACAAAGCAATCCCGGCGTCGGCATCCCTGTGTCGGTAGGCAAATCTACAGAAACCGTTGTTGACCCTGTGTCTGGTAAGGGTATCGAAGCATCCATCATGGACCCCGCGAGCCGGAAGGTTGTCGAAGCCTCTGCAGCCATGCAGGGCTTGCTTAGAGCGCAAGACACTGTCGGTTACACATCGATAACGAAGGCACCGAACGCTGCCTCTCGCAATGCGCTAGAGGTCAACCTCGGTCAGACCATATCGCCCGAGCAGATCGTTCGACTAGAGAAAGCGATTAATGAGGAGTTTGGTGAAGGGCTGTTGATACCACTGCACACCCGCAACGGAGTGTCGATCATCGCTGCCGGCCCTGATGAGCTCAAGACTCTCGTCGGGGATACAGCGCCCAAGAAAACGCCTCAGTGGCAGAAACGTCTTAACTCGCTGGTTCGTAATGAGCTCTCACCAGAAAGCACTGACTGGGGATTGAATACGGGCGACCTGGTCGGCGATACAGAAAATTGGACATACACCCCAAGCAGGTACTTGGCGCCGCTCGAAGAAGTCGGCCCAGAAATGCGTGGGTTGCTTGATGCCGGAGCGAGAAAGATTTCGCCCGTTTTAGAAAAGCTCGACTCGGAGCTGGTCAAAGAATTCCCTGCAGCGGGTGAGCGCAGCGTGATTGTTACTCGTGTTCGTCAGGCTCTTGCTGAGAAGGGAATCGCAGGGGTTCGGGAGCTGGTGGATAAGGGGCTAGTCCCTGCTTTTGCGCTAGGCGTTCTTCTTGGCGCGCAAGCTCTTCCGTCAGCCACTGAAGATCAGCGTCCCACATCTTTGATCTGATGCGCTCGAACTTTTCAGGAATGGACGCAAGCCGATGCCGACCAAAGTCGGTGTTCGGATCGAAATACTGGGCAGGAGTTAGCTTGCTCATACAAGGAATCATAGCATGAGTGATGCTTACCAAGATATCGATGACGAGCAGTTCATCGATGAAGACCCAGGCATGGATGAAGAGCAGATTGAATCGATCGCGCGTCTAGCGATTGAGGACGCTGTCGATTTCATCGATAACACGGTCAGCCCTGGTCGCGCAGAAGCCGCCGAGTATTACAACGGCGAGCCATTCGGTAATGAGCAAGAAGGCCGCTCAACTGCGATGACGATGGACGTGCGCGATACCGTGCAAGCCATGCTCCCGAGCTTGATGCGCGTTTTCTGCGGCAGCGATCACGTTGTCGAGTACGCGCCTCACGGGCCAGAAGACGTTGAGGTCGCAAAGCAAGCGACCGATTACGTGAACTACGTGCTTAACCAGGACCAAGACGAGGCGTTTGTCTCGATCATGTACCAGTGTTTCAAGGACGCGCTCGTCAAGGGCAGCGGATTCCTAAAGTATTACTGGGATGAGTCGGACGAGGTTAAGACTTACGAATTAAAAGGACTCGATGACCAGGCGCTTGCGGCCTTAAACGCAGACCCAAACATCGAAGTCAGAATGCTATCTAGCAGCGCGAGCAACGACCAGGTCGATTCGCAAACTGGTCAGCCGCAAGTGCTACATGACGTTTCTGTCATTCACCGAACGGTGAGAGGCAAAGTCAAAGTAGCGGCGGTGCCACCCGAGGAGATTCTCGTCTCGCGTCACGCTCGCTCCTTTGCGGATGCGGATCTCATCGGACACCGCCGCTACGCCACCGTTAGCGAGCTCGTCGAAATGGGTTACGACTTCGACACCGTGACTAACTTTCAAACAGAAGACGATGACTTCACGCTCTACAACGTCGAGGCGCGCGAGCGCATGCTAAGCGAGCAAGACAATCGCGATTATTCAGATGACCCTGCGCGTCGCCGCGTTTTGTACGTCGAGGCGTTCATGCAGATCGACGTTGACGGGGACGGCATTGCCGAACTGCGCAAGCTGTGCTGCATGGGGCCGAACTACGAAGTGATGCGCAACGAGCCCGCCGATGATATTCCCTTCGCTCATTTCTGCCCTGACCCTGAGCCGCATGCTTTCTTTGGTATGTCGATCGCGGACCTCACGATGGACATCCAGCGAATCAAATCGGCAGTACTTCGTGCGAGCCTTGATAGTCTTGCTATGTCTACTCATCCAAGGGTCGGCATTGTAGAAGGGCAAGCCTCGCTCGAAGACGTGATGAACGTCGAGGCCGGCGGCATCATTCGCATGCGCAACCCTGGCGCGGTTGTTCCTTTCACCCTGCCTTACGTTGGCCAGTCGGCATTCCCGATGATGGAGTACCTCGATCAACTCAAAGAGAACCGGACTGGGATATCGAAAGCCGCCGACGGTCTAGCACCTGAGCAACTCCAATCGAGCACGCTCATGGCCGTCCAGCAGACGATCTCAGCGGCGCAGCAACGCATTGAGATGATTAGTCGCCTGTTCGCAGAAAACGGCATGACGCGCCTCTACAAAGGTCTGCTAAGGCTAATCATCCAGTATCAAGATCAGCCGCGCATGATTCGCTTGCGCAACCAGTTTGTGCCTATGTCGCCCGATGTTTGGAACGCGGAAATGGACGTGGTTAGTAATGTCCACCTCGGTCGCGGCTCCGATCAAGAGCGCATGGGCATGTTGCAGCAGGTCGCGCAAAAGCAAGAAATGATCATGCAGCAACTTGGCCCGCAGAATCCAATGGTCAGCCCGACCAACTACTACGCGACGCTCACACAAATGCTAGAGCTCGCCGGGTTCAAGGACATCAACCGATTCTTTATGGACCCAACTCAAGCCATGCAGCAGATGCAGGCCCAGGCGCAACAGCAAGAGCAGCAGCCTGACCCGAACCAGCAACTGATCCAACTGCAAATGCAGGCGCTCCAGGTCGATATCCAGAAGAAGCAAGCCGAGCTGGAACTAGAGCGCGAGAAGATGATGCGCGAAGACGATCGGCGTCGAGATAAGGATGAGGCCGACATGGTCTTGAAGGCTGCAGAGCTTGAAGCGCGTTACGGCGCCCAGGTGAACATCGCTGAGATCAAGGCGAACGCCGATCGAGATCGTGAGGTAGTGAGACAAATTGCGGGTGCGGTGAATGGCCAAGTCTGAGCACCAGTACCTGGAGAACATTCAGAGAATGTTCGATGACCCTGACTTCCAGACTTTGACGGACAGGGTGAAGTACGAATTTTTTGAAGCGTGGCAACGTGAGCGCAAGCCCGACGAGCGGGAACGCATTCACGCGAAATTACAAGCACTCGACCAACTGATCAATGCCATGAGGGCGGCGGCAGACTCGATTGCTTTCGAAAAGCAAAGGAGCAACTGAAATTATGAGTGATAGAATTGAAGGCGAAGAATCTCCAGATCTGGGGATATCTTCAGCGCAAAGCGCGATATTGGATATGTTGTCCCCCTCGGAAGAGGATACGGCAGAAGATTCAGAAGAGCGCGTTGACGAGTCCTATGAGGGCGAGGTCTTAGATGAAGCTGCAGAAGAGTACACCGACGAGGAGCTCGAAGCAGATGAAGAAGAGATCGATCTGGATGATGATGAACAAGAGCCAGACGAGCTTGAGACAGACGGCCAGACTTTCACCGTTAAAGTAAACGGAGAGGAAGTCGAGGTCGCGCTAGACGAGCTCAAGGCAGGCTACTCACGTCAATCAGACTACACAAAGAAGTCGCAAGCATTATCGGAAGAACGCAAGACGTTCGAGCAAGACCGGGATGCTGTGTTACTAGAGCGACAGCAATACGCCCAACTTCTTGGGGCACTGCAGCAACAACTGAACGGAATGGATGAGCCCGCCCCGGACTTCGACAAGATGTACGACGAAGATCCGATTGAGGCGACGCGACTCGAACGCCAATGGCAACAGCGGCAAGCTGCCAAGCAACAGAAAATGCAGGCGATACAACTCGAACAGCAGAGAGTGGAAGAGGCTAATCGACAGTATCAAATGCAGGCAATGCAGCAGGTCTTAGCCGAGGAAGTACAACGACTTCCCGACGTTATCCCTGAGTGGAAGAACGAGGATGTTGCGGCGAAAGAACGTGAAGAGCTCCGTGAGTATTTGATTAACTCGGGTGTTGCAGAAGAAGAATTGCAAGCCCTAGTTCGCGCAAACCACATCAAAGTGCTGCGCAAAGCAATGCTCTACGACCGAGGCCAAAAGCGCGTGAAGCGCGCAACGAAAGACGGCCGTCGATCCAAAGTGGTTAGACCTGGCAGCAGCCAGGCGCAAGCCAAGCCAAGTTCAAGGAAGCAGAAGTCAGCTCGTCAACGTCTTGCTAGGAGTGGTCGCATGGATGATGCGGCCTCATTACTTGAATCGATGCTCTAAGGAATTAATCAATGGCTATCGTAACTAACACTTTCACGAAATATAGTGCCGTCGGCATTCGTGAAGATTTAGCGAATGTAATTTTCAACATCTCGCCCCAAACGACACCTTTCGTGTCAAACATGACCAAGCGTCGCAACGTCAGCAACACTTTCTTCGAGTGGCAGACTGACTCGCTCGCGGCTGCAGCAGCTAACGCACAGATCGATGGTGATGATCTGTCTTCTTACACTGCAGTGACTGCGACTTCTCGACTCGGTAACTACACGCAGATCATGCGCAAGGACTTCATCATTGCTGACAACCTCGGCGGTGCATTAGACCTCGCTGGTCGCCGATCAGAGATCGCTTACCAACTCGCTAAGAAGGGCGACGAGCTCAAGCGCGACATGGAGTTCAACCTTTGCGGCGTGAACCAAGCAGCAGTAGCTGGTAACAACACAACCGCTCGCAAGACTGCTTCTTTGTCTGCGTTCATCAAGACCAACACTTCACGCGGAACAGGCGGTGCAGATCCCACTGTATCAAGCGGCGTAGTTAACGCTGCCGCTACTGACGGTACGCAGCGCGCCATCACTGAAACTCTGCTCAAGACTGTATTGCAATCGGTATGGTCAGAAGGCGGTGAGCCCAAGATGGCAATGGTTGGTCCGCACGTTAAGACTGTGATCTCTGGCTTTGCTGGTATCGCGGCTCAGCGTTACATGGCTCCTTCTGATTCACCCACCACCATCATCGGTGCGGCTGACGTTTACATGAGTGACTTCGGATCTGTACAGATCGTTCCTTCTCGTTTCTCACGAGCACGCGACTGCTACATCGTTGATCCCGATATGTGTGAACTGGCTACGCTGCGTCCTATCCAGAGCGAAGAGCTCGCTAAGACTGGTGACGCAACTAAGTACATG